AGCAGCTAATCCAGATGCAAATGATGGCATAATTTTATATGACTATGTTCTTTTATTTCCGTAGTACATCGCGGCAGCAGTAATACCGGTTCCAAGCAAAGCTCCACGGCCTTCAGCCTCAGAGGCGGCGGTGGCTGACTGTGATTTGTAAATGTCAGTATTGCCTGCAAAAATGTTCGATGCAAACGCAGCCGAAGCGGCTCCAGCATTAGGGTTCAGTAGGGTGCCTCTAGCAACAAAAGGTGAATAAGGAGAAGCGCCGTTTGAAGCCCCGCTTAAAGTAGTGAAGCCGCTGCTAATTGGACTGCCCGAAGAGTAGGCTGAAAGATTGGAAAGACGACGCTGGTTATCCGCCGAATTCTCCTCACGCATAGATCTAAAATCACTAGAGGCGGTTCTTTGAGCGTTAAAAAGGTTAACCATCTTAGATTGAGCGCGGTCATGCCGGGTGGAAGCAATAGATTCCTCCTCGCCAAAAACTTGCTTGCCAACATTCATGAGGTTGTTAAGGCGGTTCTGAGACAACGCACTACTAAGGTTATACTTGCCCATAGCCTCACGCATAACACCGCTGGAAGACAACGCTTGGCCGCGAGCGGCCCCGCCAGCGCGAACAGCCTGCTCAGCCTGACGCTGCTGTTCAGGACTAAGCTCGCCGCCAAGATCAAACTCTTCAAGGCTTCGACGCATAGCTGCTTCACGACCACGCTTAAGAAGCTCGTTATCGCCAGTGTCTTGGGGTGTTTGTCGGGCTAGAGATATGCCTTCATTGCGAAGATCACGCTCAATATCAGACTCAACAATATCCGTATCGTTACTAAGATCCCCCCTAAGCTTTTTCGCAAGGTCTAGGCGACCTTGAAAACCTTCCGGATCTTGGCGCTTAAGAGCTTCAAGAGCAAAGTCCTGGTAATCGTTTCCGTATTTCTTTAAGAGGGTAAGCTGATTTTTAGCCTCAGAGTCAGCCGTGGAAAGGTTTAGCTCAGATCTAAGCTTGGAGATTTCAGCATCGCCAAGACCCGCGAAGTCGTAAGTTCTTAATTTACCAGGGTTAACCGCAGGTCGCCCGCCATACCATTCGAGGTAAGGGGAACCCTTGACATAATTGGTTGCCGCAAATGCTTCTTTTAATTTTACCTGACGAGCATCAAACGCTTGCTTCTGGGCGGCAGTTGCATTCGGGGGCAGCGTTTCTGGGTATTTAGCTAAAAACTCTGCGTCCCATCTTGACGCCAGGTTAAACATCGCATGGTCTGCATCAGTCGCGGTAGGGCTGAGGCCTACATATTTACCCCCACTCGCAGCGGCGGCTTCGATTCCGCGCCTAGCCGCAAGGGAATCGGCGTCAGCGGAAATGCCGCTAGCATACACATCGGGGTATTTAGGAGCGGCTGGGGGTGGAGGCGCATCAGATCCGCCGCCCGAAAAAGCGCCAACTAAAGCACCAACAAGAGCAAGAGCAGCAAATTCCATATGTTTAAACCTTTTTAGTTTTTTTGTTAAATCGCAAAGCGTGAAAATGTTTAGCCGTTAAACCTCAGGCCGTATTGTATCAGAAAACGCTGACGCCTTCACGCTATGCAGGGACAGCCTGCCAGAAGGCGTGGTTGCAGAAAACTGGGTCTCCGTAAACTTGCCGCGAGACTGAATGTTAAAAGACTTTCTGTAAAGAGTTTTATCAGCAGGGATGGAAGCTGGGGCAAAAAGACCAGACTGCTCGGTGCTGATATAAAAACTGTCCTGAGTGTTAATCACAAACTCATCGTTTGTAATAATCTCAAAGTTTGATATGTCCAAGTTTGAAAACTGAAAAAACTCAACCGATTGGGGATTGGCGAATGTGTTGTCGAGTTCAAACATGACCTGATAACCAAGTTTGTCGCCATAAAACTCGCCAAAATTGTAAGACTTGGTTACAACCGTTGACGGGTAAGAAACCCCAGAGTCGGTAAAATGGGATTCGTTAAGACTGGACTGAGTAAAGTAATCATTGAAAGTTAAAAGCGCTCCGGTTTCGTCTCCAAAACTCAGTCTCGATTTGCCGCCAAAAGAAGTGATGATGTATGATCTGGGTCGCCAACCAGACCAACCGCCACTCCACGCCTTTTGAACAGTGTTGTAAACGTAGGTTTCGCTAATATCAGCAGAGACTGTCGGAAAGCTGATAATGTAGCGATTGCGATAATAAATAGCAGAAGAAAGGGAAGCGTAGGTTTGGTTAATCGTTTCAATCACATCCCTAATTGGGGTTGAAATCGGGAGTGACAAACCAGTTTGCGCCCCGTTTTGAATCGTGGAGAGGCTCTCGACGCCATTGATAGACAAAAAGAAAACGTCATTGCCGACCACCCGCACAGTTTTATGTGCAACGCAACCAGTGGAGTTGGTAATCAATTCGACAGTCCAATCACCAACGTCCTGAGTTGGGTCAGCGTTAACAACCCAAATACTGCGCTGCTTAAAAACAAGCAGCTTGTATCCAAACCAAGAGTGAAGCGCAGTGATGGGATCGCCCTCGCCGCCGCCTATGCGGATGCTATTGGAAATCAAGCTCCAAGCCTCGCCATCAAGAATATCAGAGACGTAAACAGTGTCAGTTGTAGAGCTAGCGTCATCGCTGGCGCAAAACAATCGACTAGTATGACTCACCAAAAGCTTAGCCATAAGCGGGGTTTCGCTTAAATGGGCTACAGCAGTAGCTCTAACGCCGCCCGCAGGAGCAGCGGCAACGGTTAGGGTGATGTCGGGAGAATAACCGGTTCCCTGCGTAGTAACGGTGATTCTTCCGACTTCGCCGTCTGGAGTCAAAACAGCCAGAAGCGCTGCGCTTGAGCCAACGAAAGCAGCAATAGTAACAGCAGGAGCAGTAGTGTAGCCCCGACCCTTCTCAACCATCTCAACACTCACAACTCGGCCGGCAGTAATTGGAGCAGTAGTTGAAGATGATACGTTGACGTATCTTAAAGCGTTAACGCCGTCGCAATAGTAAAGCTTGTCCGTCAATTGAGCAAAATAAACATTGACGTCATGTGTAGAGCTAGGAATCGCGGTGGTGCCAATCAATTCACCGGTAAGCTTGATGCAGACAGGGCTAGTAGAACCGTCAGTAAAAGCTACGCGCTCGTAGCCAGGACTCGAAAAGTAAAAGGCGTCGCGGATTGGGGCTGTGTAAGCAGCGCTAAAATACAAATTCAATAATTGCCATTGAGCAACCTGGCTCTCCCAACTATCGGTAACAGTTTGGCCGACAACGGAGCTTGTTCCAACCCTTGTAACAAGTCCGCCAGTCGAATTAAAGTCAACATTCAAGCCTAAGCGCATCGAATTCTCCGGAGCAGCAACCGACAAGGTATCGCTATACTGGCCGTCAGAAAACGTCACACTTCCATCCAGCAAAAGCTGATCGTCTAGTGAGTTGTTGTCCAGTAAAGGCATTAGATAATGTCTGAGATTCTATATTCGTCGTTGCTCTGCGGGATGATGCGAGTAATAGACTGCTGCTGACCTTTCTCGATGTCCTTCATAATCTGAATATGGGCTGCGGCTTCAGTAAACTTTACTTGGGCCTTAGAGAACTGGCGAGAGCGCTCATACATATCGCCCTCCGCAAACGCCAATAAGGCATTGTCGATTCCGCGCAGCACAGGGGCTTCAGTGTCACCAAGGTCTGCCAGCAACAGCTTGCCAATCGCAAACACAACGCCAGCCGTCGAGGGAACAGGAACAAGCTTAATGCGACATAAACCGCCTTGAGACTTCGGGATGCTCACAAAGTTTGACGGACGACCACGGTTGGTCACGGTGTTTTCAAAGATGCCGGGACTTGTCTGGAAAAAAGTAAACCAGTCAGAGTTAATTATTTCCGATCCAGCCTCTTCGCCGGTAGGAACAAACTTAGCGGCAACAATAAAATCCAGAAAAGTTCCTGAATTATACAGCGGAGATGGATAGAAAAACGTCTGCGGCGGTTGTTGAAACAGGACTTCAGAGACATTCGCAAGAACAGGCTGCGACACAGCCCCAAGCGTCTCGTTCCAAATAGCCGAGTCCCAGATCATGCGGTAACGGCGATTGATAAAGCTCTTGCAAGTGATAACGGACGCCGCATCGGTGTCCATCATCTTCGAGCAAACAAAGTCAGCCATTTCGCTTAGTGTCATGTGAATATTTCAGTCAGGATAACCGACGAACATGTCCGCAAATAAGAGTTATTGTCCAAGTCAGTAGTAGAAGAATTCGTTTTAACAACAACTCCAACATTCGAAAGCAACCCAATGTAATATTGTTGCGCTGAAGTCGAATTGGGGGAGTCAATAAAAGAAAATGAGACTGTGTGCAAGGTTTGCGGGGTTACAACATTCCCTCCAACAGCAGCTATGCCAGCCGTCCTGCTGCCAAAACTAGTCGGCATACCTATAATGGAAAAGCCTCTCCCAATTTGAAAAACAAGCCTGTCAAAACTAGCAGCAAAATAACCATTCCAAGTAACGTCAATTCTAACCATGCTGGTAGCAAACTGCGGGGTGATCATCGTAGAAAAACCATCAATAGCTTCAAACGTATTTGCAAGGAGGGTAGTAGACTGAGGGGTGGAGATGAAATTCTGAACAACCCTGGGGTAAGGGGCAGTAGTCACTATATTGACGGCGTTGCTTCCGTTAAAAGCAACAGCAGTCCCGGTGACGGCTCCAGAAATTGAAAAATTACGCGAGGTGACTAGGGTGGTAGCGGTGGTAGCGGTGGTAGCGGTGGTAGCGGTGGCGGAGTTGCCCGTGCAAGAACCAGACGACCCAGTAACATTGCCAGTCACATTGCCGCTCACCGCCCCCGTATGCACCCCAGCCGTGTTACCCGTCAAAGCTCCTACGACGCCGCCAATGGCCGTCAGGACGCCAGTGACCGCTAGCGTGTTGCCGACTGTAGCTGCGCCAGTGACCGCTAGCGTGGTGCCGACTGTAGCGGAGCCGGTCACAACAGCACTCGCTAGAGTAGCTGCGCCTGTGACGCCGAGTGTTGAGGAAAGCGTAGTTGCGCCAGTTACGCCGAGTGTGCCACCAACCGTAGCGTTGCCTGTGGACTCAAGAAGGCCAGTCGACTTAACGCCCAAAGTAGACAACTGAAGAGCCGAAGAAGTGCCAATACCGTCCTCAATGATTTTATATGTTCCGTCTACAGGAGTCGTAGCAACCTTTAAGAGCATTGGGTAACTTGCTGATACTAGTTGTCCTGTTAGTGTTGCCATAAATGTTAAATATTGAGAGACTGTTTTCTAGCTGCAATCAACCGGCGATGAGCCGAGTCTGTGGACTTGTTAAGCTCGTCTTTTAGCAGGGAGGTGACATCCTGAGCGCCATTAGCTTTCATTTTTTCTTTAGCCGACTCAACGCCAATAAGAACCGAGTCAAACGATTTACGGCCAACCAAGCCAATCCACGACGCAAGACTCGGAACAAGGCCAACAATCCAGCTAACAATTTGACCAGCAATCGGGATAAAAATCGGAAAGGCAACTGCCAAAGCGATAACGCCGCCGAAGCCCAGAAACGCATACATGCGACGGCCCCAGCTTTTATTGCGCTCAAGTTCGTATTTTTTTCCATAATCAATAAGCTCCAGTTCAAGTTCCTTAATTCGACCACTGATAACCGACTTGTCGGATTGAAGACGCAAAATCTCGGAATCCTTTTCGCCAAGCGCTTTCTGAGCGCTAGTCCTGTCCGTCTCGTTCTCCGAAAGAAGGCCAGCTACAATCCCTTGATACCTGATAGTCTCACCGTATTCAGGTTGAGGCAATAGAACTTTTGCTTTTTCATTAAACAGCTGCGCGACCCGAACCGCTCGGTTCGTTTGCGGAGCGGCCTGAAGAGCAAATCCGGTTGCCATCGTGTTCAAGGCGGTCTTCTGCTCGATCTGGCCCGTCACCTTCAGGAGTTCTGTCGACTGATGATTCGCCCTCTGGTTGAACCTTGTGCAGCCAGATACCAATAAAACCACTAGTAAAATCAAGCATTTCATTTCCATAGCCGAACAACGATTGATCCGATAGCCCCAGCTATTGCGCCTACCGCACCAGCCGCGCCAGCAGACATCCAAGACCGCTGCTCTAAGCGGTTAATGCGGGCGTCGTGCTTTTCAATTACAAGGAGAACCCTGTCAAACTTTTCAGCATCAGCAATCTGGCGCTCTTCAATGCGGGCAATCATAGTTTCTAGGCAGTCAGTCATAAGTTAGCTAAAGAAAGGCGTTTGCGAAGGTCTTGAATCTCAGCAACAAGGTTGGCTATAACCTCGGATGACGAGGCTTGCATGGACTGGTAGACAATGCCGTCCTTAATTCCAGAAACGGAACCCGGTGACACATCAGCAAATTCGTGGGCAATAAACCCGCAGCCCCTTGTTCCGTCCGATTTCCAGTTCCAAGTTGTAGGTTTCAAGGCATCAATAAACGCACCGGAACCCGACAGTGGAGCTTGATTGTCTTTGAGTCTGTAATCAGACGATGTATTAAACGTAGTTGCAGTCGGGCCGCATACAACGGAACCAACGTTAGCCGTGGCGTACCTAAACAGCATCGGGCTATACGTATTAGGGCTGACTTGGGCGGCGTCAACTAAAATACCAACCCCGTTTATTGCTGATTGAACAGTAATAAGATCGTAGCAAGTGGTGTAGCCGTTAACGGTAAGTGCGCTAAATCGACCAGTAGACGGCGTAGTAAAGCCGATTGGGGTTGGGGAAGTAAAAATATCGCCAACGCTGATCTTCTTAGTTGAGCCAAGAAGAGACTGGGCTGTATCGCTTACGTCAAGAGCGATAAGCATATCGCCAGTCGCAACAGTCGAAAACGAGGTAAGGTCTGAAATTTTCTTATTTGCCATAACAAATCACCATCCCCATGCGGTTTTAATTTGCTTCTTAGAGTAATTGCTACGAAAACGGCTTCCCTTTTCGCACTCCGACCTGTGATAGCCGCCCTTAACCTTCTCGCTCATGCCCTCCTCCTTCACCGAGCCAGTAGAAAAACTAGCAGCGCTGATTAGGCGCTTAGAGTTTTTGGGAGCTTTGTCTTTTCTTGAGCGGTGGAAAACTTCAACCACTTCGCCTTCAGGCGTTTCGTACTCAATGAACGGCATAGGCTATCGCGTTGATTTGCTTCCTGAACAATGCCACTTTTTGCGAGACAGGTTGTTCGGGGAGTTGGGATCGCTTTTCCAATCGCCTTTAATGTTAGCCGAACGAGCGCAATAAGCATCGCCCTTAGCTGTGCCAGGCCTAATCCTGTCTCCACCGTCTTTCGCTAGGCCAGCCTGACCAAACCGGACGGTTTTAGTCCGACCAGTCTCAGGGTTTTTAACTGTTTTAGAAAATCGCTTTTCCATAAATCATTCTCCAGCAGAGTCTTCATCAGCCATCATAGCCAAATCCAACATCTCCTCGCGCCCGCCGCCCTCTTCAGCGTACGTAGCCTCCTCGCCGTTCACAGACTGAACTTCAACGTGGGCTGTTTCGCCTTCAATGGACTTCACGACGCCCATTACGTTTTGCAGCGTAACAGTATCGCCGGATTCAGGAGTCATGACTTCGCCGTCTTCACTGCCGCTAGTAAGTGCTTTAAGTGGTATAGAGATCATACAGGGACAACCTTTCTTTTTGTGGGATTTTCCAGCAACCAAGGGGGTGGGGCCGCCCGCCCCACCCCCGATGATTATAACTGTTACGCCTTTATCGTGCATACAATGCAACTACGCAGGAGGAGGCGGTGTAGGCGGTTCCATTCATGCCACGTAACCGGATTTGCTGCGGAAGACGCAGTAATAAGCAGGGTTCAAACGCAGAGTCGCCCAGTAAGACTTAAAGCCTACGGTAACGGTCTGGTTGAGCGGATCAGCCTTATCAGCGGAATCCGTGATAATGACCTTAGGCGACATCGGACTGTCACCAGTGAGCATCGGAACGCCATACGCATCACCACCCAGGAAGAACGTCGTGTAGATTTTAGCACCAGTCGCAAGGCTGTTAAGGCCGGAAGTGCTATAGACGTAGCGGTCGGTAACCGTATTGCTGCCTAGGTTAATAAATGGATTAGTCGTCTCAATAAACTTAACGCCGTAGAACGAACCGATCTCGCCCTTATACAAAGCCTGCACATTGCTACGTGTTGCAGCAGTGATCCAGTCAGTATCACGCTGCAAGTCGCGGGAAACTTGGGGGGCAACAACAGCAATGTAAGAGCCGCCAATTTCAGGAGCACGATTGATTTTCAGGTTCGTAACCGCATCCAAGACGTCCGACGCAGCCATCTTGGAAGTAGCAGCCGTATCTGCGTTGAGAAGAGCAAACGTAGTTGAGGCGCCAGCATACCGCTCAGTCAGGACATCGCTGTTGTCCAGCGCGGACGGGTTGTTTTCACTCGCGCTGCCGTCGGCTTTCGATCCAACAAGAGTATTGCGGGTGATCGTGTCAAAGTGCAACGCAGCATCTTCAGCCGTAGACTTGGACGCCTGCTCTAGCGCGTTAAACAAGCCAGACGCAGTAAGAATATCGGTAAGTCCGATAACCTGACCATACTGGGTGAGGGTCTTTGAAATCGATGCAAGAGCAAGTGCGCGATAGTTACCCGAAGTAATCGCAGTGCCTTCCGTCAATCCGTAGATGCTGGTGGTAGCGGGAACACCAAAGCGGAACATGGTGATGGTCTTATTCCCGTGCTTGTTAGGAAGGGGTGCCTTCTTAGCAAATTGATCGAGAATAAGAGCTTGCTTTGCGTAAGACAGCAATTCCTTGCTGAAATAGTTTTGGTACTGACCACTAAGTGTGGAGGAGCTTGTAATGGGCATAATATTTTATTTCCAAGTTAAGTCATTTGTCAGCGCGTGTTGTCGAACTCTTCCGCCATAGACATAAGACGATCTCGCTGCTCAGAACTTGAGAGCTTGTCGAAGGTCTTAGCGCCCTGCGGTTGCCCAACTGCAACGCTGCCGCCAATAGACAGTTTTTTCTGATATTTGTTTAACTCCTCGCGGAGTTGGTTTACTTCGGCTTTAGAAGCCTCAAATTCCTTGCCCTTCTTGCTCATCGATACAGCCTCGTAGGCGTAAGTTAGTCCGTCCGGATCTTTGGTTAGAACAGGAAACCGCCTAAGAAGGTCAAGCATACCTAGGTAGGTTGCTGATTTCTCATCCTTAAGGTCTGGATCTTTTTCAGCAAGAGTCGTGTAGTTCTGAATCCATTTCTGGTTGAACTCCCCAGCGGATCTATCCCGCCTAAATTGGCTCTCGGCCTGCTTAAGACTCTCAGACTTACCTCGCGCCATCGCTGCAAGCTCGGCATCCCCTTCCGCATCAAACCGCTTAGCGGCATCATCGTAATCCTTTACGGTATGCCCTTTTACGTCCCGAAACTCAGAGTCAGGTGACGCTTTGGCTTTAGTGAACTGATCCCTCTCACTTTGGAGTCGGGACTGCTCAGACTGAAAGACCTCACGCTCCTTTTTTAACGCCTCTTTATCAGCGTTAAGCTCGCTCCAAGTCTTATTCTTACGTTCTTCGTTCGCTGCAAACTTGCTTTTAGGCTTAGAATCCTTCAGCAACTCGCCTTCCTTAATTTCCTCAACAGGAGACGTAGCGGACTCCTTCGCGGGTTCAGCATCAGGCTTTGAAGGGCTGTTCGCGGACGTATCCGCAACGCCTTCATCTTGCTTCGCTGCCTCTTGAGCAGTAAAGCCACTCGACGCATCTTGCACTTCAGCATCCGCTAGAAGTGATTCCCGTGTTAGAACTGCTGTATCTTCCATTGTTGTCTTGTGCTAATCTCGTTCGCAGGCCGCACCTTCCCGCGCCCGTTAACTTGGAACTCTTCACTCGTTTGGTCGTCGAGTCCCCATCTCGACCAATCGAAATTATTCAGCTTCGGTATCCTGAACCTCCGTCAGAGATTCAATAAAAGAAACGCAGCCTCTGAAACCATTAGCATAGCCAATATGCCTGTCAACATTTTTTTCTGAAGTAATCGCGGAACCCTGTTGGCGGATAACGCCGTTAAGAAGGGCGCGCTTAAAAAGAATCCCAGATTTAGACTTAAGGAAAAGGCCAAGCGAGATCGAGTCCTCGCTTTCCCACTCAGGACAATCAATCCAAGCCTGATACTTGACAAACTGCCTTAACGCTCGTAAATAACGCCTCATTGCTGCCGTTTCCCTTCCTCCAGAATAGTGGAGACCTCAGCCTTAGACAAGCCAATCTGCTCACCGAACTGAAACAAAGTCTCAACAGGAAGCCCCTTCTCAAACGCTCCTAGAATAATTTGCTCCACAGTATAGCCGGTATCCATAAACTCCTGAAGTTTTGTCATCGCTTCAGTTTGAATAGGGTTCCAGCTTTTGCGGGGGATCTTAAAGCGGTCTTCTTGTAGTTTCATATCATGTTGTTATTCTAACGGTTGTGGTTGAGGTTGAATTTCCGGCTGAACGGCTTGCTGAACTCCGTCTTGCTGCAACTGCTGGGCCTTAACTCCCTCGTTAAAGAAGTTTGCAATTTCCTTGCGAAGTTTTCGTGCGCCATTCATATCAACAGTCTCGTATCCCTTAAGCAGTCCTTCAAGACGCTCCATAATCCGTTGAATCCCCTCTTCGGGAAGATCGCGCCCTGTATTAGCTTCCTTCTGCATAAACTGAAGAAGCGTTTGCAAGCGAGTCATGTAGTCCTGACCGGGCTTTACACGAAGCGGAGCGCCTACAAGCAAGGCTGGGATCCCGCGCATCTCGTCCTCCGCTTGATCCATCTGCTTCTCGTTTGGATCTTTGAACACGCGCTTGATTAAAGATGGATCATCCAACTCAAGGATAGACTTGTCGAGTTCAGCTTGGTCAATCCACGGTGACTGAGCAAAGATTTGCTTCCGCTGGACAGCTTTCTGCATCAAAAACTGCTTGCTCACCTGATCAACGCCGCCCTTTGGTTCCAGAAAGTATTCGTCATGTAGAGCTTGCGGATCAATCTCCTGAGAGTCTTGCAGATACCGAAACTGCAAGTCCTTCTTGTCGTATTGGAGATACAAACCCCACGCCTGCTTATAGAGTTCGCCTAGCGCAATGCGAAACAAGCGAGCGCGCAAGTCGCCTGTTTGAGAAGTTTGAGCATTGATGGCCTCGATTTCTGTAGCGGTGCGGCGGTTGGTTGATGATGCCATCTGGCCCATCCCGTAATCTGGATTGCCAATACGCTGCTCCGCCACTTGACGAACGCTAATCATCTCCTGGTCAAAGGAAATCGGGGGTTGCGGAGCTTGAACCGGAACAACGCCAAAAGGAAGAATCTGACCGGGGTTCATCCTGATGTTTGTGCTGTTAGGAATGTCGCGCTCAGCGCGGAAGATTGGCTTGTTAAACAAAGCCATAGCGTCATGCTTGTGGTTCCATGTGTTGCACAAACTCATCTCGTAAGGAGCAAGAATCTCACACACGCCGCGAGGAGAATACCAGCCCTTATCTTTAACTTCGTAACAATAGTCAACAAACGGAGCCTTGCCGTGATCGTAAGGAAGCTCCATCGGTTCACGCAGGTCAATGTCTGGATCAGACGGGCTGTAGGTAGAAACAGTCCAAGTTGATCCGTTACGTTCGTAGACCTCCCACACAATAATCTTCTCACCATTGGGGTCGTGGGTAATTCCCTCACGGGTCTGGCGTGTCTGACGCTGCTGGCTAACGCCCGAATCAATGTTGCTGCCGTGGATCTTGCTTAAAGTCTCCTTGTTAGAATCATAGCGGCCACTGGAAATGTAAGAAGCCTCGCTCATCGGCATGACGTGAACAATGCGATCAGCGCTTTGAAGGTCAGTTGTGTAAGAAGGAACGATAAGGAACAGCGGATTAACAGCGTCAAAGCGAACTTCCTTACGTTCCAAATCCCAATAACACTTCATTACAGCGCGTCCCGAAACCAAGCAGTTGTCAATCCACGAAAGAGCCTCCATTGTCAAATTGGTCTTCTCTTTAATCTTGAAGTCAAACCATTGCTCTGCGGTAGTAGTAAAGGAAGCAAGCTGCTGCCGCATGGGAATAAAGCTGCTAACCACATCCATGCCGACAATTTGCTGGAAAAGAGTTGGCTTGAGCTTTTCAATGTTGGTGTCAATGAGGGGCCAGTGAAGGTCGGCGGCGTTAGGCCAAGGCTTATTCTTCCGGCGCAAACCAGAGTGGCGCATCTCGTACCACATGGTTTGGCGAAGCTCCCATGCTTGCCGCTTGCTCAAGTCGTCAAGAATTGCACCGTGCAGCTTTGATCTTTTTTCTTTATCAGGCATAATACTAGATTTCCCGTGTGTTCAAATGAGGCTCACAAAACATAATAACCTGTCGCCGGTCATCCCGGCGCTCTATGCCAGCAGGAAACCCAGTGAACTTCTAGCTCCTTACAGTTCGGTTGACAAGTTAAAACATTCACCCGCACCAAGAACCGGCAAGCTCTGGGCTGTCGCCTTCAAACATCGAGTCTGCCTGAAGCTTGATTTGCTCAAAGAGTGACAGCCCTCGACGGCTGTGACCAAAGCTCTCAAGACCGCAAATCATCGCCCCAACAATAGCGTCCGCCCGATCTGGAGAGCTAAGCCCTCTCGCCTTCATATCGGTCTTCGACTCAACCATGAGCTTGCCTTTGACGTTGGATGTTAAGCGGCGGGTGGTAAGCTGGGTGACAGCGGCTTCATCCTCCAGCATCCTGATCTCCTTGCGCTCAATCATCCGTGCCGCAGACATCCACAGTTCAGTGCCGCGATTAGAAAACTGATCATC